ATCGGCATCAAAGCCGGAGTAGCGGTTATCGAGCGGCACGCCGATACCGGCCAGGGCGATTTCGATTTGATCACCGGCCAGACTGGCTGCATTGCGCGTGATGCCCCAGGCGACGATCTTGATTTGCGTGGGGGTGGCGTGCTTGTCTTGGTTTAGGCCGTAGGCCGGGGCGCTGCCGTCGATGCTGTACACCACGGCAGGCAGCGCCTTGTTTTCCGGGATGGCGTCGGGGTAGATGCGGTCACCAACCAGGGCAGACAGGCCGGCGGCGCCGACTAGGGCGGCGAATAGTTCGGTTTCTGCGGACACTAGGTGGCGCTCCGATTGAGGGCTTCGATTTCGTTGACGGCGACGGTTTCAAATGCCGCCAGCGCTTCGGGCAGGCTGTCGGAGGCCGGCTTGAGGAATGGCCGGGCGGTCATTTTCTTGGTGCCGAATTCCAGCCAGCGCCAGTAGTAGGGGTCCAGCTTGCTTTTGGCGCCGCGCTGGCTGGCTTTTTTGAGCTTGCGCTCGGTGATCTTGAGCCCGGCAACGCGCTTGACGCTGGTGGTGCGGTACTTGGCGCCTTCGGCGGGTTTGACGTTGATAAATACGCCAACATTTCCGACCTGCCTTGAGACTTTTGAGGTGCGCACAGTAAGGCGCTTTTTGACCAAGCCCGGCGTGCGGTATTTGGTTTCAGCGGCCATAACAGGCGCGGCTTGCTTGGCTTGCTGCAGGACAATGCGAGCTCCCGCCTTAAGCGCCTTGGTAAGTATCTTTTTACGCAGCTTTAGCGTAAGCCCTTCCATGGATTTTTTAAAATCAGGCAGGCCACTGACTTTAACGGATATACCGCCTTCATTCTGGCCATTAGTTTTGTAGCTCTCAGTCGTAAATTTAGCGGCCATCACGCACCCCATGAATCGCGGTGATTTCCAGCGTGCCGATGAATGGGCCGGTACCGGGGATCAGGTTGGTGATGTCGTAGTTTTCTGCTTTCCATTGCAGGCGCATGTCGGTAGTAAGGCCACTGCGTTTGAGAATCAGGAAGCGCGCGTCGACGGTGTGCTGTTGCTGATTGGCGGCATGGAAGGCGTTGCCGCGCAGGGTCATGACTTTGGCCCATACCGTGCATACGTCTGCATAGGTGACCACTTCTTCGCCGATGCCGTTGCGCGTGACGACCTTGCTTTGCAAGGTGACGCGCTGATCGAATTCGCCGGCCCGCAGCATCAGATGGCCTCGTAAATCCGGCCCTTGTCGAGCAGGCGATGGCAGAAGCGATCGGGGACGCTCATCATTTTGATGTCGCCGATGATTTCCTTTTGCGCCTTGAATTCGCCGATGACTAGCTTCATCCAGTGCTTGATGGCAGCGGGGACTTCGGCGGCGCTGGCGTAGCCGCAGACATAGCGCAGGCGGACGGCGTTGATCGTCGGGTACGTTGTGGGCCAGGCTTTTCCGACGGCGGGCACGACGTAGCCGGGCTCGTTATCTTTATCGAGCAGGTAGTCTTGTGGGTCAAGGGTTTGTTCAGCGCCGGCGGTGTCGAGATACTTGAGCGAGACGACGGACTGAATCGGGGCGCCGCGCAGGACGAAGGATTCCGGGAAGGCATCGAGCACCAGTTCGCGGGTTTGCGTGCACAGGGCGCGGTTGGTTTCGGCTTCCGCCGATTCACGGGCGGCGCTGATCCAGCCGGGCAGCTGGCTATCGAACTCGCTGCCGTCAATCTGGCAGTGCTCTTTGGCTTCGGCGAGCGAAACCGGCTCGAAAGTCGGCTGGATTATCGTTTTGGTGACCATGTTTTAGCCTATAGACGACGCCCGCCGGTGTTGCCGGGGCGGTATTGGGAGGATTGCCGCGGGCGATTGCCCTCCGCAGAGAGAGGGATTGGTCCTTTACCGGCTGGTGCTCTGATGTAATTCTGGTTGCTTACAGATGCCTGAAAACCCGAGGCAACCGCAGCTCCCATCGAGCAATTCACAAAGTCGGCCGCGTAGATTGCTGCGGTAAGCCCTGAAGCAATTGCATTTCCGACTGAGCAATTGATTCCTGTGGAACTTGCCGACGAGATTGACGCACTGTGACCGCTGGCTATTGCTGTGCCAGGCGCACAGTTGATCGTTATGCTTGAACCCGTACTGATTGCGGCTTGATGGCCAGAGGCTACAGCGCTGCCGATGCTGGCTTGCAGGGTAATGTGACCGTTAACGCCCGCCGCAAAACCCGTGGCACTAGCCGCCCCAATGGTTGCAGCGATTGATGTAGCGGCATTGATCCCCGCCGAATACCCACTTGCTGCAGCAGTACCTAAGCTGCCGGCAATATCAACAGGTACTGAGCCGACATAAAGATTGACCGTTGCTGGCGCGCCAGTAGCGACGCCGTCCACATAAAGCTGATACTGGAATGAATCTGTGCCGTCGCTTAGCGCGGAGTATTCAAAACTTGTGTCCTCGTAGGCAAACAGAGTGCCGTTAGACGGCCATGTCGTGATGCGTCCGCAAATCTCCTTTCCGTTGTCAGCAGGAAGGCTCAGATCGTTGTAGGCGTAGCCTGCTCCATTGTCGCCAGTCGCCGGAATCAGTGAGCCAAGCACACCCAACCCAGCGCCACCGTAAAGGTGAGCGCCTGAGATCAAGGCTGAGTCGAATCGCTGGCTCATGTTGCAGTGTATTTCTTGACGCCGACCGAAGCCCCGTCAGCACTGGATACAACCAACAGGTAATCGGTTGCGGCGGTCATGGCCCCCGTCAGGATGATCACGCCAAACCCATCTGTTGTCTGGCTCGCCCAGCTTGCAGCCAACGTCATGTCTGAGAGTTTGATAGCTGCCAGCTTTGGAATAACGGTTGAAGCCAGAACTGTCCCGGTATTGTTTTTGAAAACGTCAGTCGTAATAGTTGCTGAGCCTGCCGAGACAACCGAGGCCGAGTAACCAGATGCAGTAGCTGTGCCAATCGTTGTGCTGACCGTGACATTTGATCCGGTGCTGATTGAGGCTTGATGGCCGGATGCGGTAGCGCCACCGAGCGAGCAGGCAATTGTGACCGCGCCGATGATAGCGGCGGCGAAGCCTGATGCTGTAGCGGTGCCAACGGTCGCGGCAATGGTTGTTCCTGCCGAGGCGAGCACCGCGTATGGGTCAGCATTTCGAGATGCAATCGCAGCTGCATCAAGCGCGGAGGGTACAACATTGACGAATTCAAGCGCTCCTTTTAGCCGGAACGTGCCGCCCGGATAGCCGTCCATCAAGCGGTTTATTTTGATCGGCGCAGTTCCGCTTATCGTTTTCGCCGCCCCTTGAGCAACCCCGTCTTTGTATAGGGTGACGGTCGTCCCTGACGAAACCATTGCCCAGGTTGTGAGCGCAGTAATTGTCTGCGGCGTCCATGAAACCTGAGAGCCAGCCGCTAGAATGCGGACTTGGCTCGTGTCCAACATAAGCCGGACAAAATCGCTACTCGTGGCCGTATCGCCGCAGACCATTGTATCTGTGCCTGCAACGGCCCCGCTCCTGACTCTGAAGATGATCGTCCAAGGTTGCGCAATATTTATAGATGACGGAAGCGAATAGTGCGTTGAGCCGTCACCAAGCGCAACATTGGCCCCGCTTTCGACGGCCATTCCGGCTGATCCGGTCTTTGTAAGCATCGCATTATTGCGAGCGTCGAAAATACCAGTCCCTTGCGCATACCAAAAATATTCTGTGGCGTGCCCTGCGTCTAGTAGTTGTTGGGTGCTTGGCTGTGCCATATCTTAAATTCCGATGTGCGGTGCGTTGAAGAACGACTCGAACGCCCGGTAGCCCATGTAAACCTGCCCCCTAGCCAATACGTGCAAAAGGTCACTTGCATTCATGTAGTTTGCAAAAACAGGCACCATTGCCGTCGAAGTCGTATTAGCCAATGACGCAGCGACTGCGGCTTTTGCAGCAACTATATCGGTCGAGTAACAAAACGATCCCGGAACCATATTGATCAGCACTTGTTTTGTGCTCGCTGATCTAATCCCGTCGGCCAACATATTAGAGAGCAGCGTCTCAAGCCGCGTCTGATACCACGCTTGGGTTTGCTGGTAGTCGAATTCGCCCTGAATCCAAAGCCACCCCGTATCAGTAACCGTAATTCCGCTGGTCGCTAACCAAGCATCAGCGGAAACACGCCGGGCTTTTGCTGCATTATAGAAGGTGCCACCCGGAACGAAGTAATCAATCGAAACATTGCCGACTGCCTCTTTTTCGATGTAGAGGTTCCCACTTGTTGTCTCGCGCATCCATCGGACAGCAATCCCGAATTCAGCGCCAACCTTGTCTGTTCCGCTCGATTTGTGGTTTGTGCTATTGAGTTGAGCGTAAGCCGTTCCGTTCCAGATATAGACCCGCGAAAACGTACCGGCTGCATACGTCGCCAATTCTGGGTCACTGGACAAGGGAGCCACACCGATGTCAGAACGGGTTGCCCAGCCAACGGCATTACTTTGCCCCCAGATCGAAATCCGATGATTTCCTGAAATACGATAACGCCCAGCAGAAATCACCCCGCCGGATGCGCAGTTGTACGAATCAGCGACGGGGTATGCCATTAGGCTTGAGCCAGCGAGAGAATGCCGGAGGCGTTCATGGTGATGGTCACTGATCCAGCAACCAGCGAACGATCAGAGCCGAGGTCGAGATAACCAATCGCACGCTTGTTGGCGTCCGTGTTGTTATAGACGACACCCCAACGCCCATTGGTAAAACCGGAAGCATCCTGCGCCAAGGTGATGTCAGCAACATCCATTGCCGCACCCGTTGCCGTCAATGCCCACGCCTCTGCGGTCAGCACGATAGGCCCGGTGTAGCTGGTGCCCCCCGTTGCGACTTGGTTGGTCGACATGTTGGTCGTGCCAGTGCCACCCCAATGTGGTGCAGCGGTGTTAACCGCTGGCGTCGTTGAGGTTGTGATGAAGCCTATGCGAAAATCATCCGCATCGAGGTCGTGAATCTTGTTGCCGAGGTCATGCAGACCCTGTGCGAACCATTTGAAATCTCCTGCTGCCATTTTTATTGCTCCTTACGCTTAGTGGCGGTCATGGTGTAGGCGCCAACCCGATAGGTATCAGCTGCTAGGGTGAGGCGGACGGTTTGTATGGATTATTCCTGTGGGCTATCAGGCTGCAGGGGGTCTGCCTGTGTTTCTTCGGTTGATTCAGGCGCATGGGGGTCTGACGATTCGTCCTGTGCCGATTTCGGTGATTTGACTTTTGTTGCCCAGCCTTCTTCGGTGGCAACACGAATCAGGTCTTCATCTTCGGTTTCGATGAGCTGGCCCTTTTCGTATTGCTCAATATCACAGCCGCGATGTGCCCACGAAAAACCGGTTTTTGCTTTAAGTTGCATGGTGTTTTCCAATAAAAAACGCCCCAGTAACGGGGCGTTTTTGATCTTGATTGAGGATTGATTAGGACGCGGCGATCTTGAGCAACTTGATTGCCTGGGTATTGCGCAACTTGCCACCGGTGCGACGGCGAACGTAGAACTTTACGTAGCCCGGCGTGGTGATTTCATCGCGGGTGATACGCATGCCAACACGGTCGGCAATCAGGTAGCCCTCCTTGAAGTCGCCGAAGGCCAGCGGGAAGGCATTGGCAGCGACGGCGGGCATGTCTTCTGCCTCGGTAACGCCGTAGCCGAGGAAGGTCGCCGGCTGGCTGGCCACCAGTGACGGCTGCCACAGGTACTGGCCGGAGCTGTCCTTGTATTTGCGCATGGCGGCGAGCACCAGTTTATTGGTGACCCACTGGGAATTATTGCGGTAACGGGCGCGCAGTGAGTAGATGATGTCGTAAAACAGGCTTGGGTCGGTCGGCATCGCGGCGGCCTGGCCGGAAGCGATGTATTGCAAGGTGCCGAAGGCGCGGGATGCGTCGACCGTGCTAACCGGCGTGGGACCAGCAAGGAAGCCAGTGGGCTTCTTGGTGCCGTTGCCGGACACAAAGGCCGCGCCCTCGCCTTGCGCAATGGCTTGGGCAGCGGACGAGGTAAGCCAGTCTTCGACATTGAAGAACAGATCATCGAGGGATTCTTCAGAGGCTTGCGGCTTGGCGGACGCCATGCCGAAAGTTGGCGCTACTTCAACCAGGTCAGGCGTATTGGTCTGGTTGCGCGTATCGCCTTCGCCTAGCCACTCGAAGCCGGCGCCGTTGACGTCGAACAATTCCTTGTAGTCGGTCGTTCCAACCTGGCGCACAGTAGAAATTTGACGGATCGGCGAGATATCGACCGACAGGCGGGCGATAGTCCGCTCGATCATTTCCGGCAGGGCAAAGCCACCGGCGGAACCGGTCGTCGTGACTACCGCAGCGCTACGGGTTTCACGACCGCCAGCTTTGGCTTTAGCTTCCAGTGCCTTGTATGCCTGGGCGGCGCGCTGCTTGAGCTCGTCATTATTCGGGGCGCGAACCCAGTCAAAGAACGCACTGCGATACTCGGTGGATTCATTCGATTCACCGTCCTGCTTCTCACCAGAGAAGGCGCCGGGACGGGCCAGCTTGGTTTCCATCTTTTCGAGGCGGCTCTTGGCGTCGGTGATGGCGCTGATGTGCTCATCCATTCTTGCCAGCTTGGCATCCAGGGCTTCGGTCGAGACACCCGACTTGACGGCTTCAATACGCGCGTCATTGGTCTTTTTGTACTCTTCAAAGGCGGTGGCGATCTTGTCCAGCGCATCGGCGACGGACTTGATGCTGGGGTCGTCACGCTGTTCGTAAGCGGAGACAGCGAAGCCGGCCAGCTTGGTCTGGAAGGCAGAGAAATGCATGGCCATGGCGGCCGCGATTGCGATTTTCATTGGTTTTCCTTAAATGGAAGTGATGGAGTTCAGAAGCCGCTGGGCGGCCTTGATTGCACTGGCGGTTGATTGCGCGGAATCACTCCGTTCCTCTCCCATCCTCATGACGCGCGACACAAAGGCCGTCGCGTCGGACTTGCTGAATCCGGCATCGCGCAGGATTCGTTCGGCATCTTTTGGAGCGGCCAGTTCGTCGGCGCTCTTGACGTTGGTGATGCGGGCTTTTCCGTTGGCCGGGAAGGTGACTAGCGAGACTTCCCAGAGGTCGATCTCGGTAAGCGTACGAACCTCGGAATCGCGGTCGTACGCCCATTGCTTCGAGACAAAACCAATCGACAGGCCGTTGAGCGCACCCATTTTGAGCAGGGCATGGGCTTCTTTCCCACAGGCGGTCTCCAGGCAGAGCTGGCCTTTGATACGCAGGCCTTTTGCGTCTTCGAGCATCTCGGTCCAGATGCCGATCGGCTCATCGGATTCATGCTGCCAAAGCATGGCCGGCATGGTGCCGGCTGCTTTATGCGACTTGATCGAGGCAGCGAAAGCGCCAGCGGCAATTACATCGTCGTAGTTATCGACGACATTGAATACAGACCCGTAGCCTTCAATGCTCCCATCGTCGCCCATGGCTTTGATCTGGAGGGCATAGGCACGGGTTTCCCGGCCGGATGCGCTTTTTGTTTCCGGGCTACGCATTGGCGCGGCGGGTGTTTTTTTGGTGGTCATTGGCGTTTTTGAATTTTTTTGTTCACGGCGTGGCATCGGCTGGATCGGCGGGGTCTGCATTTTGGATTTTCCCTTGCGTCATGTTCATCGGGGTGAGCGGCTCATCGAGACCGGGGAGCGGGTCTTTGCCTTCCTCGTCGCGGATTTCGTTGCGCGTGTAGATGCCCATTTCGGCCATCGTCCGCGCCCACATGGCGCGGTCTTTCATGGCGCCGGCCATCAGGTAGCGAACATCGAATTCAGCAAATAGCGGCCCTGATCCATCGAGCAGCATTTCGTCAAAACGCTGCGTCCAGGCACGGTGCCAGGGGGCCAGTGTGTGTTTCACGTGCGCTGCGAAAAAGGCTTCCGAGCTGGCGAAGGTGGCGGACTTGTCGCTGTGCCCGACCATGATCGGAAATACGCCGTAAGAGCGGCAGATTTCTTCGATTTGCAGGCGGCGGGTTTCGAGGTGCTGGGCATCGACGCCAGATAGTGCCGTACTTTGCCACTTGGCATTGCGGTCAAGGACAAGTGGATTACCGACGTTTTCAGGGCCGCCCTTGGCTTTAAGCCAACTTGTCAGGCGGCTATGTTGCTCGGGATTTAAGGTGCCCTCGACGGTGTAGACCCCGCTGGAACGCAGGCCATTTTCATGCATTGCCGACTGGCTGCGTTCCGTTGCAATTGACAGACCAATGGCAGCGCGTGCCAGCATGACTGCGCTCAGGCTGCAGGACCAGTCCCATTGCACACCATTAAGTACGAATACTTCGTCCGCGCCAAACTCGCCGATCAGGCCGAATTCGTCCCAGCAGCGGTAACGCAGCTCGTAACGCGATACTTTTCGCACGTCCCAGCGGCCGGGCTGGACGGGGATTAATTCCCTAATTCGACCGTTGTCTCCTTTGACTTTGATTGACAGGCCAGACCCAGTCAACGCGGCATGAATGGTCATTTGACGGCGCCACTCGAATGAGGTTTGCCATTCGTTTGGGCGGCGGGAGAGCAGGCGGTATTCGGGAATATTGGTGGCTTTTTCCCGACTGCCGTCCGGTTTTTCGCGAAACACGTGCAAGTCTGGCGTCGCACAACCATCGGCAATTACTTTGACGCAGGCGAGGACGGTCGATACTTGTAGCGCTGATTTTTCAGTGACAGCAACACCAGCGATCATGCCACCGCTTCCACCATCGATCAGATTGGCTACCTGGTCGTAAGTGAGCTGAGCGGATTTGCGCCCAAAGATTCGATCAAGTATTTTCACGCGGTTTCCGTTTCCCAGAATGATTCGCCGGACTCTTCGACTACGGCCAGGGCGCGATTCATGGCGACGATGGTGGCGACGGCGGCGTCGATCTTGTTGCTGGCGCGCGATTTGCGCGGGAAGATGTTTTCGTTGCGGTCTTCAAACACTTCGACGTTGCTGAGCATCCAGACATAGGCCGGGTTGCCGTCGTGATGGAAGCGGCCGGCGTTGTTGATGGCGTCGATTTCCTTCATCGGGTCTGAGAGGAAGCGGACTTGCTGGGGTATGTCGACAACGGTGAAGCCTTCGGCGGCGAGGTTGGCGCCGAGCTGGTGACCGCCCCAGGGGTCTTTGGCGACTTCGCGGATGTGCACTTGGCTGGCCTGGGTGATCAGGTCTTCCTGAATTTGCTCCAGGTCGATCATGTTGCCGGGCGTGGCGATCAGGTGGCCGCTGTGTATCCAGGCCTGATAGTGGGCATTTTCCGGCTTGTCGACGGTGGATTGCGGGACGTAGTTTCGGCTGAAGGCGTAGTGGTGGCGACCGTCTTCCAGATCGCGCCAGGCGAGCAGGACGGCGCTGGCGATGTCTTGCTTGCTGGCGAGGTCGAGGCCGGCGACACAGCCATCCCAGTCGTGGCTTTCAATGGTGAGCGACTTGTCACCGGCTTGCTGCAGGTTGTAGAGATTGAGCCAGGGCGAGGCGGCAGCAACCCATACATTGAGGTGCTTGGTTTTGAATACGTTTTGCTTGCGGGTGTCGGCGATGGCGTCGCGCTGCTGCAGCTGCAGGAATTCGGCATCGATGGAGATGCCGTAGTTCGGATTGGCTTTCTTGAGGGCGGTTTCGCTGGTCCAGTCGTCGTCTTCGTCCATGGTGAAGACGATGCCGAAGCGCTGTTCGTTGTCGGTGACACCTTCGAGGATCTTCTGCAGTTCGACTTGGTGCAGATAGCACGGGCCGGAGATGTCTGAGCCGGCGGTGGTGATGACGAG